CTCGGCGATGCTGAGGAAGCTGCCGTCAGGGCAGGCTTCGACAGGGAGAATGCACTCGATGAGGCGGCTGCCTGCCTGAAAAGTAAGTCGTGCAGAAACTCTGTAAAGGCTATGCGCGAACTCCTCGGCGACAGCGGCTCGGTCATTTCCGGTCTGCGCAGACTCGCTTTCGGTAACTGTGCAGACGGTATTCTGCTCGCGTTTTCCGATGAGCCGCCTACTGCTGAGAGTTTACAGGGCCTTGACCTCTTTAATGTGGCGGAGATAAAACGTGTCCGCGGCGGAGGTGTCGAAATTAAAATGTTCGACAGACTAAAGGCTCTCGAAAAACTCTATGAGCTCGAATGTGAACTCGCTGACCGCGGAAGAGCGTCCGCTCTTGCAGAGGCTCTCGCTAAATCAGCAGGGGAGGACTTCGGCGATGATTTGTGATTTTTCACCGAAACAGAGATTCGTTCTCAATTGGTGGCAGAGGAAAAAGTACGCGGGTAAGGACGCTATCATTTGCGACGGCGCTGTAAGAAGCGGTAAAACGCTCTCTATGTCGCTCGGATTCGTTATGTGGGCGTCGGAATCATTCAGCGGCTGCACTTTCGCTATGTGCGGTAAGACTATTACTTCGCTGAGACGTAATGTCGTCGTGCCGCTGCTTTCGATGCTTCGCGGAAACGGATTCGTCTGCTCGGAAAAGCTAAGCATGAACTATATCGATATATCCTTCGACGGCAATACTAACCGATTCTACCTCTTCGGCGGTAAGGACGAAAGCTCCGCGGCGCTGATTCAGGGAATTACGCTCGCCGGTGTTTTCCTCGATGAAGTCGCTCTTATGCCTCGTTCTTTCGTCGAGCAGGCACTTGCAAGATGCTCGGTTAATGGCTCGAAAATGTGGTTCAACTGTAATCCCGATGACCCTGCGCATTGGTTCTACTGTGAGTGGATAAAGAAGTCCCGCGAGAAAAATGCGCTGTATCTCCATTTCACTATGGACGATAACCCTTCACTTGCGGATGAGGTCAAGAACCGCTACAAAAGGCTGTATTCAGGCGCGTTCTATGAACGCTTCGTGCTGGGTAAATGGTCGGCTTCTGAGGGAAGGGTGTATCCCATGTTTGACCCCGATAAGCACGTTTACTCCGGTAGTGAGCCTGACTGCGAGCGCTATGTCATCTCCTGCGATTACGGCACTGTCAACCCTTCGTCATTCGGTTTGTGGGGTCTCCACCGCGGCATCTGGTACCGCATCAAGGAGTATTACTACTCCTCACGCAAAGAGGGAGCTTCCCGCACCGATGAGGAACACTATGCTGCCCTCGAAAAACTCGCCGGCAGCCGGTCTATTGAACGTGTTGTTATCGACCCATCCGCCGCAAGTTTCATTGAGTGTATCCGCAGACACGGCAGATTCAAGGCGGTCAAGGCTGATAACGATGTCGTTGCAGGTATCAGACGTACCGGTGCCGCACTTAAAGAGGGAAAGCTGCGCTTCCATGAGAGCTGCTGCGATATAATTCGCGAGTTCTCTCTCTACAGTTGGCGCGATAAAGCAGGGGAGGACGTTCCCGTTAAGGAGAATGACCACGCTATGGACGATATGCGCTATTTCGTCGCGTATGCTCTTAAAGAACGCGGCGGAGACGGTTTCTTCGCATTGTCTGTCGCAAGGTGAATGTGCATGGCTGCTGGAAGCTTGCGAAAGCAGTGTATGCCGCTTGTACAAAATATGCCCGTGTATCGGGGGCAAGGACGTTGTAACTTGCCTGAGTCCAGAGGCGGTGCCTCTGAGAGAAAGGAGTAAAATGAAACTTTTTAAAAATAAGAAGTCAAGGGCGGCTCCCGAAATTATGCTGCCGGACAGACAGTGCAGTTCTGCATTCGATATTCCGGTAGCTGCGGGTCCGCTCGAAAAGGAATTGTTCGACCGGCTGCGTTATGCGGTTCCGGTCATAGACGCCGCTATCATGAAAATTGTCCGCCTTACCGGCGGCTTCAGACTCGTTTGCTCAGATGAACGTTATCAGGAACAGCTCGACCGCTTCTGTGAGACCGTCCCCGTCGGTCTGACCGGTCGCTCTATCGGCTGCTTCGCTGACGCTTTTCTCGATAGTATGCTCTCTTACGGCAGCGCTGTAGGTGAAATTGTAATCGATGAGGACGAAAAACGTATCGCCGGTTTGTGGAATGGTGACACTTCTGCTATTGTCATCAATGCGGGCAGTTCGCCGTTCGAGAGAAACTACGCGGTTAGACTGCCTGACGGCTCTATGAAAAATATCGCTCACCCCGAA